GACTCTTAATTACTTAGATGAGAACAAAGTGGAATATCTAGCAAAGAGTAGAGATTTATCAATTAAGTCCATATCTGACTCTACTGATTTCTTTCTTAGTTTTAGTATCTTTAAGGAACTAGAAGACTACGTGAATTTTTCAGGAGTACAATTAAGTACAGCGATTGCTTGCGAGGATTACTCAGATGAGTATCTTAATGCACTAAGAATGAAAATACGGTTACCTTCAGTTCATAATCAACTATTCGTTATAAAGGAAACAAATGAGTAAAATAGAAAACTTCAGTTATAAATTATTAGAGCTACCTTTTGGTGTGCTTTTATCTTTGATTATTATTTTCGCTGTAGTGGTTTCAGTTACGGTTGTGTCAATTGAATTTTTTACTGGTGTACCTTTGCTATTGATCTTAATTGCACTTTGGTTCCTAGGGTGCTTAGGATATACTTTGATGTATTTTATTAAAGGTAACAAATGAAGAACGTATTTAAATTCAATTCAGTAAAATTCAACAATGGTAAGTTTGGAGCACGTCGATTAACCATTAAAGGTTGGTTGTACATAATGAACAGAAAATACACTGGATTTACTTTATTGACACCTTGGACACAAGATGCAATTCAGTTCAATACAGAAGAGGATGCCATGAATAAAGCAAAAGAAGTTATTTCGTTTGTTCGTGAAAGTATTCGAGTAATTTAAAGGAGAGTAACTATTGCAAATTTTATCAAGCACACTAATTGCGAGAAATGCGCCAGTAAAGATAACTACGCAGTCTACGACGATGGCTCTGGACATTGCTTTGGATGTGGGTTCACTGTAGTATCTGAAGAATTCAAGGAAGCGAGTGAAGGTAATGCTCGTAAGCGCAAAGTTAAAACTAACACAAAGGATAATATGCAAGAAGGTAAAGTTAAGTTAAAAGCTGCTATTACAGCAGAGGAAACTGCGGAGCTAAAGCAGCGAACATCTAACAAGGGCGGGGGGTATCGTGGCATCTCTGACAAAACCCTTCAAACTTTCGGCGTACGTACAGAGTACACTGAAGATACAGGAGATGTCTACGCAACGTACTACCCTTGCACTGAAGGTGGTGAACTTGTAGGATGGAAGCCAAGGGTACACCCTAAGTCTTTCGGGGGTTCTGTAGGACGAACAGGGGCTACTTGTGATTTATTCGGACAATTCAAATTCAAAACAGGGGGTAAAACCTTATTGATAGTCGGAGGTGAGCACGATCAACTAGCAGCATATCAGATGCTTCAGGACTATTACAAAACAAAAGGGTGGGACTACGATACCCCTGTTGTTTCTCCAACTGTAGGTGAAACGGGATGTGCAAAACAATTCGCAGCGCAATATAAATTCTTAGACAGCTTTGAACGTTTACTTGTAGGATTCGATCAAGATACCGCAGGGATAGAGGCCACAGAGAAGCTAATCCCTTTTTTGCCAAAGGGTAAGGTTTCCATTGTTAAATGGTCAAAAAAAGATCCAAATGCTATGCTAGAGGCGGGCCTTGAGAAATTGTTTATCAGTGATTTCTACAATGCAAAGTCGTATGTACCCGCAGGTGTACTACCAAGTAATGAACTATACGCAAGTATTCTTGCACAAGCAGATGTGCCTAAAGTCTCCTTACCGCCATTCTTGAGTAAGTTAGAGGCAATGATCGGTGGAGGCCTTGTTTTGGGCCACGCTTATAACATCTGTGCATGGACGAGTATTGGCAAAACGCTAGTAGTAAACGAGCTAGTCTACTGGTGGATTTTCAATAGCCCCCATATGGTCGGCGTTGTATCTATGGAGTTAAATAGTGGACAATACGGGGAAACACTTCTTAGTCGCCATATTGAATGTAAACTAGCAAAACTATCAACTGAAGATAAGATGCTTCAGCTTAATTCTGAGGCTGTTATTAATAAAGGAAAAGAATTATTTGAAAAAGAGGACGGCACTCCTAGATTTTATTTAGTGGATGATCGTGACGGGTCTCTTGAGCACTTAAAAAGTGTTATTGAGCAAATGATTATTGAATCAGGGGTTAGGATTATTGTTATTGACCCGCTTCAGGATGTTATTGGAAATCTTCCCAATGACGAGCAAGGCGCTTTTATGTCGTGGATTAAGAGTATGATCAAGAGCCATAATTGTAGCTTTGTGCTGATCAATCACCTTAGAAAGAAGGCAGAAGGTGATAACAGTATTAAGGTCTCAGAGAGCAGTATCATGGGGTCAAGTGTTATTGCAAAATCAGCGAGTGTTAACATTATGCTAGCAAGAGACAAAGAGCACGAGGATGTTGTAGAGCGAAATACAACCTATATTACAGTGCCTAAGTCCCGATTGACAGGAGATACAGGTCCTGCTGGTAAACTATACTACGATAGTAGTACGCACGTACTTCATGATTTCGATGAATGGATGCAGGAGAATGGTACAACAGAATTTTAAAGGAGAAATATGAAGAGAGCACATAACGCAAAAGAAATGTTCCATATACCGTGGGAGACTATGGTTTATTACGATGAGACAAGTCCTAGTGGATTAAGGCATTTAAGGGACGCTTATCATGGTAAACACTACACTGTACGTCATGCTAGTGAAGGAGACCCCGCTGGGTATTTAAATCAAAACGGTTATTACTCTTACGAACCCGGATGTCATGGAGAATTTAGAGTTCATAGGATTATTTGGATTTTATGTAATAAACAAGATATTCCACATGATTGCATAGTTGACCATATAGATAGGAACAGATTAAATAATAAAATATCTAATTTAAGAATTATAACAAGGGCAGAAAATTGCAGAAACCGAAAAATGCCATCAAATAACAGTTCAGGTAATACAGGAGTTACTTTTAGTGTAAAATCGGATAAAAATGGTAAGTCCCGTAATTACTGGGTAGCTGTTTGGGCACCAGAAATAGGTAAGATAACTAATCGGGCGTTCTCTGTGGAAAAATTTGGATTACTCCCCGCTATGAAAATGGCTTGCGAATGTAGGCGTAATGCTTTACTGCTTTTGAATGAACGAGGCGCGGGGTATACTTCAGATCACGGAACATAAAATCAAACGGTAGCTATCATTCTGTGGTAGACTACCGTTTTCTTATTAGAAAGGTTAATATGAGCATAAACGGTTGGTGCTTTGACATCGAAGCTGACAATCTGTACTTACAATCAAAGAAGATTTGGTACATCAAGTTCAAGTCCTTAGGTGGAGCAAAAGAAATGAGTATTCATCCATTTCGGGATAGTACTCAAGTGAACTACGAAAAGATCATGCAGTGGGTGAACTCATTTGATGATGGTGCTTATGTAGTACAGCATAATGGCCTTGGGTATGATTTATGGGTACTCTGGAAGCTCCTTGGAATTCAACCAAGGGTAGGTAAAGGAGGTAAGGACTGGATCGAAGATAAGCACGTTCAGTTCGTGGATACTTACGTTCTGAGCATGTACTTGAATCCTAATTCAATCAAGCACTCCCTTGAGTACCTTTCGGGTTCAGAGGATGAAGAGGGTAAGATCAATTACAGGAAAAGCCTAATTGAGGCTGGAGCGTTAGACCATGATTCACCCAAGGGAACTGAATTCAGCTTCTACCATGAACTAATGGAACCTTACTGCAATCGTGACGTTGATGCTACGATTAAGGTGTTTAATAACCTTTGGAGTCAAGCACAGACTCTCTATGGTAAAGAGTGGTTACACCCTAGCTTTCGTCAAATCCAGAAGGATTACTTTCTTTATTCAGCACAGGCTTACACTGGTGTTAAGTTCAATGTAGAGAAAGCACAAGCCCTCGTAGAGCACGTCGAACGAGAGATGGCTATCATTAAGAGTGAAGTTGACCCTAAGTTACCTCCGCGTCCTTTAAAGACTGCTGAGATGGCTTTCTACAAGCAACCAAGTAAACCATTTACTAAGTCCGGTGAAATGAGTTCCTTGATGATTAAATGGTTAGAGAAGCACAGTGCTACTATCAATGATCGTGAAATCACAGCCTACGGGTTCACTGTTAAGGTAGAACCAAATGCTGTACTTCCGATTAAGCTCCCAATGGAAATTGATGATAATACTGAATTGAAGCAATTCTTCCTGGATAGTGGATGGATTCCACATGAGGACTTCTGGAATGTCAAGAAGGGACCAGATGGTAAACCCGAACGCGACTCAAAGAATAAGTTCATCAAGACTACCCCGAAGATCAATCACGCAGGTCAACTCTGCCCTAACCTTCTTAAACTAAGTGGAGATATTCCAGCTAAGGTAGTAAAGTTCTTGTCATTGCGTAACCGTCTAGGAGTGGTCAAGGGCTGGTTGTCTAATTGGCGTATTGAATTCGACGGAAGGTTAAGTGCCGAAATCTCAGGGTATGCTCCTACATCAAGGGTTAAGCATAGAGGTGTAGTAAATGTACCTAAAGCTGATCCAAAGGTTCTACTAGGAAATGAAATGCGGGATTTGTTCTGCGTTGATAAAGGGAGTTGGTATATTGGAACTGATGCTGCTGCCTTAGAGAACCGTACCTTGTCTAGCTATACCTACAAGTACGATGATGGTGCATTTGCTAGAATGCAGACAGAAGGTGATCCACATTGTTACTCAGAGGATACGCAGGCGTTGACACCCAATGGATGGAAGACATTTGGAGAACTTACACCTATAGATAAGGTTGCCCAGTGGGAAAATGGTGAGATTTCATTTGTACTACCTACTCATATTGTTTGGCAGGATTACGATGGAGAAATGATTAACGTTAAGAGTCAGCACTTGGACTTCTATGTGACACCAAATCATCGAGTACTTATTAAGAACTATAAGTCAGGTAATCTTAAAGTGAAATTAGCTAATGAGTTGAATAATAGAAATTCCAATGAGAGAATCCCTGTTCACGGTAAAACAAGCAGTAGTGGTCTTGAGTTAAAAGATGACGAGATTCGTTTTTTAGTTGCAGTACAAGCTGACGCTCATCAAACAGATCATGTATTCAGATTTGAATTTGTAAAAGAAAGAAAGAAAGAACGTATGGAAGGGTTACTCAATCGAATGAATATACCTTTTAAAGTAGGAAAAGGGCGATCAGTCTTATCTGGCAACGAGACCAAACGTTTCACTATCAAAAAGAAAGATGTCATTTTTACAAATCAAGGGCTAACTTCAGATAGGAAATTTTGTTCCAATCTTCTTTCTATGTCTTTTGACCAATGCAGGGTGTTTACTGAAGAAGTACGTTATTGGGATGGCACATTTACTAATAGAGGGGACGTTGTTCTTGATACAACTTGTAAGGTAAGCTGTGATCTTGTAGCTGCAATTTGTGCTCTTGCTGGAATTAAATCAAGCAGAACTGTATTTAACAATAGAGGGAATCTAGGGGATTGTGTTATGCACCGTTGCTACATATCAAAGGAGTCAAATTCTTATGGTGCTGCACTGTTGAATACTGAAATTAAGTCCTATAAATACAAGGGTAAAATTGGGTGTGTTAGCGTTCCAAGTACATTTATTTTAGTGAAAAGAAACAATAAGATTTGTGTATCTGGAAACACCTTTAACGCATTTGCTTTCTTTCCTGAATTACATAAGAAGTTCGATATCAATAACCAAGAGAATAAAGAAAACCCTGAGTTCAAGTCATGGCGAAACAAAGCAAAGACTGGAGCTTATCTTTTAGCATTCGGGGGTGGAGCACCTAAGTTAGCTAGTAGTCTTGGGTTGTCTCAGAAAGCAGGTA